GTGTTTGGCCCTGAAGAGTTTTTAGAGAATCGTAGCCGCTTTGTGTCATTAATTCGTTATGCCAAAGACTCACAGCGAATGTATAACTACTGGACTACGCAGATCACAGAGAAGATTGCGCTCGCACCCAAGGTGCCGTATGTCGGTACTAGCAAGATGTTCTCTAGTCATAAAAAGCTATGGGAGAAAGCAAACACGGCTAATCTAGCGTTTTTACCTTACACACCCGATCCAGATGCACCGGGTATGCGCCCACAGCGAGAGCAGCCAGCACCGCTGAATGTGGCAGAGATAGAGCAGCGTAACCAAGCGGCCGACGATATTAAAAACACTACCGGTTTGTATGATGCGGCCGTTGGTAATCGCTCAAATGAAACGTCAGGCAGAGCTATATTAGCGAGAGCGAGAGAAGGCGATACCGCTACTTATGAATGGATAGATAATCTCGCTGTAGCAATAGAGCATACAGGATACATCCTGCTAGATCTTATTCCCAAAATATACGATACCCCTCGAATTGTTCGCATTTTAGGTGAGGACTCATCGGTTAAAGAGGTGCCTATCAATCAGGTATTTCAGTCTGAAAGCGGCGAGATATTAGCGCACGACATGACCACAGGTAAGTACGATCTTACCATTACCGTTGGTCCGTCATTTGCAACGCAGAAAATGGAAGCTGCTGCTTCAATGATTGACTTTGTTCGCGCAGTACCCGGAGCGGCTGAAGTCAGTAGTGATCTACTGGCGAGAAACATGGACTGGCCCGGTGCTGACGAAATTGCAGATCGATTAAAGCGGACTATACCGCCTGAGATTATCGGTGATAACGAATCACCTGAGGCGCAGGAAGCGCAGCAAGCAGCTATGGCAGAACAACAAGAAGCATTAGACCTTCAGAAACGAGATGCAGAAGCCGAGATTGAATCTAAAGAGGCTAAGACCTACAAGGATGTTCAAGACGGTAAGGCGCAAGAGATCGAGAATGAGATCACTCTGAACATGTTATAGATTTCCCAACAAACAAAATTATCAACAAGAACCCGCTTCGGCGGGTTTTTTTATGCCTACCGAAAGGCTTTTTCGGGCTTATCCGCTGAGGAGCGAAAACCATGAGTGAAGAAGTGCAAGCAGAAGATTTATCCGTTGAATCTGCCAACGAACCGGCTGAAGAATTACTGGACTCAGCCACCAGTACCGATGAGGGCACGGTTAACAGCCCCGGTGAAGAGACTACCGAGAAAGCCAAACCTAAAGGCGTTCAAAAACGTATCGACGAGCTTGTAACACAGCGAGAAACTGAAAAAGAAGGAAAGCAGCGCGCTATAGCTGAAGCAGATTTCTATAAAAAACAAATAGAAAGTATGCAGAAGCCTAAAGAGCCTGAGGTTGCGCCCGAAGTTGAATTACCTGTTATGCCAAACCCGTTAAGTTTTGATACGGACGAGGCTTATCAGTCGGCATCGGCAGCATACTCCAAGCAAATTTATGACTTAGCACGTAACGCAGCAGTAGGGATAAACAAACAAACACAGCAAGACGTGATAGCGCAACAACAGAAGAGCGCGTTTGATCTGAGAGCTGCCGAGTTTGCCCAGAAAGTCCCTGACTATCATGCCGCTGTTGGCAATCCCTCTTTAGTTATTACCGACCATATGGCCGGTGTTATTCAAACCTCCGATGCAGGGCCAGAAATTGCTTATCACTTAGCAAACAACCCTACAGAGTCGTATCGAATAGCCAGTTTGCCGCCTGCTGTACAAGCCTATGAGCTGGGTAAGATAGAAGCGAAAGCTTCCTTGCCTTCTGTAAAAACCGTCTCCGGAGCTCCAGCCCCAATTAAACCGCTGCAAGGTGGCGGCGAGGCTGCGTCCATCAATCCTGACACTTTGTCAATCGATGACTGGATGTCAAAAAGGAACGCCGGGGAAATACGTTAAAGGTAACTAAATTATGGCTAGTAATACGCTATTAACCCCAAGCATGATCACGCGGGAGGCTTTGCGAGTTCTTCACCAAAAACTTAACTTTGTCGGCAATATTGATCGTCAGTATGACTCTCAGTTTGCACAAGACGGCGCTAAGATCGGTACAGCACTTCGCATTCGTAAGCCTGCACGATACACCGTAACAGACGGTGCCACTTTTTCAGCGCAAGATTCAGTTGAAGAAGAAGTCACGTTAAATGTTACATCTCAAAAACACGTTGGCATGGAATTTACCAGTGCTGACTTAACCATGAAGATCGACGACTTTCGGGACCGATTTATCGAGCCTGCAATGGCAGTACTTGCCGCTAAAGTCGAAGCTGATGCTTTGAATATGATCAGCGATTGTAATAACCAAGTAGGCACACCGGGCACCTCACCAACATTTAAGACCTTGCTACAAGCTAGAAAGTCTTTGGTAGATGAGTTGGCCCCCGGTAGTGAGCGCTGCTTAATTCTTAACACTACTGACTCGGTTGAATTGGTTGATTCGCTAAAAGGTCTTTTCCAAGACTCAACGCAAATCTCTAAGCAATACCGCGAAGGTATGTTAGGTCGCACAGCAGGCTTTGGTGATATCTATGAGAACACATTGTTAACACAAGCGTCTCGTGGTGCTGCCGATGCTAACTACTTAGTGAACGGTACGGTAACTTCAGGCGATGCAGTTTTGCCAGTTGATACCGGTACGGGCGCGCTGGTAGTGGGCGATATTCTCACTTGTGCCGGTGTTAACCGCGTACATCCTGAGACTAAAGCTGACACTGGTGTGTTGCAGAAGTTTGTAGTAACAGCCGCTTATGCGGGTGGTGCTGGATCGGTTGCTGTTGATCCGCCATTCAACGCTACAGCTAATGGTCGCCAGAATATCACTGCGGTGCCTGCGGATAACGCAGCGATTACAGTGTTAGGTACGGCGTCTACAGCGTATGAACGTTCAATTGCATTCCATAAAAATGCCTTCACTTTTGCGACAGCTGATTTGGTCTTACCTAAAGGTACAGACTTTGCAGCCCGTGAAGTGTATGACGGTATTTCATTGCGATTGATTCGTGACTACGACTTCGTGAACGACCAAATTCGCACGCGATGTGATGTCCTTTATGGATATAAAACATTGCGCCGTGAATTGGCCTGTCGTGTTGCCGGTTAAGCAAAGGGGGCTTCGGCCCCTTTTTCTTTTTTTCTTTTTGGAGAATAAATAATGCCTAAAGCTAAAGATAAAACACCCGAAGTAACAGAGCCTGAAGTAGAGGTAACGCCTAACGCCAAAGGACCAGCATGGTTCTACGACAAAGACGGTGTAGGCCGACTATGCCTAGACGGTGTTTGCCCTAAAGGCTTTACCGATGCGCCCAAGGTGAAAAATGCCGACAGTTAAAGCGGTTATTAAATCGGCGTTTAAACTTGCGAGCATCGTAGCAGAAGGAGAAACCCTCACTGCTGAGCAAGAATCAGACGGCGTTACACAATTTAACGATATGCTGCATGCGTGGAAAAACCAAGCAATACCGTTAGAGCATGTCACCTTAACGGTTAATGATGCCGTGCCGTACCCAGATGATCATATAGAGCCAATTAAATACAACTTAGCCGTTAAGTTAGCTGCCGAGTATGACGCGCCTATTGATCAGCTAAAAATAATATTGGCGGCACAAGGGTTGGAGGGGTTGCGAGATTATTACTCGCAGCCGGGGCTATTGTCTGTTGATCCTGCATTAAGTCCTTATTACAACAGTAATCGGCGTTACAGTTAATGCGCACTAGCTTACCCGCCATTGGCCAAGCGTATTTGCATAGCGATTTAAGGCTGTCTGCGCAAACCTGTAAAAACTGGTATCCCGAGCTTAACAAAGAAACGTCTGTCATTGTTTCGCTGCAACCGTGGCCCGGCAATAAATCATTCGCCACTACTACAGGTGATGATCGCGGCGCCACGTTTTGGAACGGTTTAGTTTATAAAGTTTCAGGTAGTACGCTTTGCAGCGTGAATGCCGCAGGCGTTTCTACCGTTATCGGTACTGTTGGTGGCTTAGGTCGTTGTGACTTTCCTGCTAACACTGATTATCTCGTTATCGTTACCAGTGGTTTGGTGTATGTGTATGACGGCACCACTTTTACACAAAATAATAGCTCAGAACTAGAATCACCCAATTACGGTGCCTATCTCAATAACCAATGGATTTATCAAGGTCAGAATGGCCGCTTTGGCGTGAGTGATGCGGGCGATCCTTTTACGATTAACGCATTAAGTTACGCAAGTGCAGAAAGTGCAGGTGATCCACTGGTTAGGCCGTATGTGTTTAATCAGATTGTATATTTGTTCGGCACTAAAAATACTGAGCAATGGTACAACTCTGGCGCAGGTGATCCGCCGTTTGATCGTATACAGCAAGGGATTATCCAAAAAGGATTAGGTGCGGCGGATTCGGTAGCCAATAACGACAGAGTGATTTATTTCTTCGGTGATGATCGACTGGTTTATCAGTTAGCCGGTAATGGCGTGTTAAGTATTACACCACCTGCTTTAGCCAGAACATTCCAAGATTATGCCGACCCATCAAATGCGGTGGGCTTTACGCTCACACTAAACGGCCAAGAGTTTTACATACTCCATTTCCCTAACGAAAACACCTGGGCTTTCAATGAAACCTCGGGCGGCTGGTTTGAGTTAACTATCGGGGCCAATGAAAGACCTTACCCGGTGACCAGTCATGTTTACGCCTACGGCAAGCACCTAATGGCCGATGACGGTGAATTACTAGAGCTCGATGATAGCCTTAATACTTATAACGGCTTAACAGTAATCAAAGAAAGAACCACCGGCTTAATTAGCGGAGAGATGCTAGGTAATGCGTTTATTGGTAAGCGCATGTTTATGTCGAGAATGGAAGTGATCGGCAAGATGAAATCACCACCCAGCACAGCATCATTAATGATGGTC